TCTCCATCGTCATGGGAGACATAGTCTTTCAGAGAATTGATATTCTCAAAATCATAAATCTCCTTATGCTCTGTTCCAGGAGGACAAATTACTCGAAGCGTGGTTTTCTTTCCTGGATTCGTTATCTGATCCACTCGACCACCATAGACAGGATATCCTTCCATCTCCAGCATGTAGAGCGCTTCATTCAGTTTCTCCTTAGAAATTCCAAGCTCACGTTCCACACCAGCGCCGACATCGATCATGCCTTTTTCATCAATCTGCTTTTTGATAAACTCGGCAGTTGTCTTAGCCTGGTTCATACGGACCTCAGAATTCTCATTCAAAAGAGAACGGACAGAAGAGTCATTTGCAAACCCCATCTCTTTCGCAATCTCGTTCAGGCTCAATCCATCTTCTCGAAGAGATTTTGCCCTGGCCACATCTAGGGCACGCCGTTCATCTTTGGCCAAGGATTTCTGCGTACGGTATTGCGTGGTGGTTAATCCCATAGCTTTCGCAATCTCAGTATCACTCATGCCCTGACTTTTCAGTTCATCCACTCGACTCAGAAAATCTCCACTATGCTGATATGGATTTTCACCAGATCCCCATGGATAACGACCAGAACGACGGGGCATTCCATAATGCATCAAAATTTCTTCTGCAATCGGATTCATAATTTAGCCCTCCTGTTCTTTGATTTTGTTTATTACTTTGTCGAATGTGATAATCTTGTCCATGATAGGAACGATAGTTTCAGCCGTTGGATTCTCATAAAGAATCTGGTTGTTCTGATAAATCCGAAGTTCCATTTCAATGTCGGCCGGCTTGATTTTATATTCCAGACAAAAAAGAGCAGCGTATATTTCAAGCTGCTCCATGTGCGCCGGAATGACGCCGGTTTTTAAATCGTGAATACGAAGCATACGATTTCGAAATGCAATTGCATCTGTTGTTCCAAAGCAATTCTCCGAATAGAAAAGTGGCTGTTCAGGAATCATTTTGAAACCAATCGCGTCATTCACATACATATTCAATGTTTTCTGAGACTTCGGAAGTTTCTGTCCAAGCGTAATACATCTTGCTGCGAAATCGTGAAGCTCCGTACCTTTTTGAGTCGCAAGGAATTTTGAGTACGATTCTGCAACTTTGGATTCGTCATAGTTAATCCAGTGATATTTGCTTGCGCCAAGAAAGGCGTGTTGCCCTTCAAGAGCTGAATGCTTGTTGAAGATCATGTAACACTTCCTCCTTATTTTCGGGACAAATAAATCTTGAGAATGACATCTCATTCATTCGTCCAACATAATATTCTTGATTTGGTTGTTTCTTGGCGCGAACACTTTTCTTACATTCTAAAGTGGCCCACTTATCGTTGTAGAGAATCAGCAAATCGGGAATTCCCTGAATATGACTGGAATCCAGTTTTGTTACGATGCAGCCTTTGAACATTTTTTTCAATTCTTGAATCAACTTGTTCTGAAATTCGCTTTCCAGCATAAGTGAGCCTCCTTTCTCCAAAACAAAAGAGAGAATGGCCGTTTTAACCCTCTCTCTTCATAACAGTCGATGTATTTTTCGCGCGAAAAAACAAAAGCGGACATAAAAATAGCCCATACCTAAATCAGTAGGTACAGGCTAAATGATTTTTATATTTATCGAGGAACGACTTTCACAGGGTTAAGAAAGAACACTCCCTCGTTCTCACTAAATGATTGAATTTCAGCAGTCACATGTATATTTGATCCAATGCTTATATAGTCTGGAAGATACAAATCCTCGATTCCCATTCCATAAGTATTTACATCTTCAAATTTGAAAATAGGTCCGGGATTTACTGTATTCTCATCTACATAATCACCCGCAGACAATAATAAATCGTATCTTGTATCATTATCTCCGTGATTTACCAAATAGGTAATACACGCATCAAACTCGATAATTTGATTTTTATACTTTTCTGCAAATTCTGAGTAAATTGGATCGAGTTCGTTCGTTGCCGATAAAACTGCCGCTAAGTCTTCATTATTCTCCGGTGTTAGATTTTCTTCTGGAGCCTCGTTAGTGGACTCTGTATTTTCAGAAGTTTCATTTTCATTACTTTCTGAATTCGAATTTTCATCTTCAGTAGATGATTCCTCCTCGCCAGGGAATGTGTGATAAGAAACCACTATTTCAACATCTGGTAAATATTTGGAATCGGTGCTGAACACGGTATCGCCGTCAACAGAGACTTCGTCAACTTCTCCTTCGTCATTTAACCATCCGGTTACTAAATCACCAAGAGGCTCTTCTCTTATATTGGTAAAACCTGCTTCCTCCAATTGTGAGACTATCTCTTGATAATTAACTCCATCATAATCGTTTCCGCCAAACGGCATGTGAATTTTTCCATCGTTCTCACTACTACATCCAGATAATAGAACTGTCAAAACTGCTACAATCGCCAGAAACTTATGTTTCATCTTTTTTCTCCTCCACTCAGTTTTTAGGGCAATAAAAAAGGTGCGGCCCCAACAAGAGACGCACCCGAAAAAGTGCTCTCCCATTGTTGCCACACAATCTCGCCTCGTTCAAGGTATGAGTAAAGAGAGAATACACTTTTTACCAAAGCGGATTCCCTTAAACGAAGCAATTATGCGATTGTGTGGCATTCACAGTATAGCACAGATCAAGAGTAAAGAAAAGAAATTTTTCATTTACTCTTGACTTTTTCTTTAAGCTGTGATATAAGCCTGTTTTCTCAGGTCATCGTAGATCATCTTCATTCCGTCCTCGAAGTACACTACTATACTCATATATCCGAACGGACGAAAATATACGGATGACCGCGACAACCTTGGATAAATCGACTTGAAATTTTCATACAAGCTCTCCCAACTAATCTTGCTCATGATTTCCTCCATTTTTACTCGTGGCCAAAAACCCACTTTTTTTTCGCTATTACTATATACTTTTAAACTTTCTATCATAATAGTTGAAGAAAAAAAGTGGGAAAGTGGGCTTTGAGCCCGCAAACCCGCATAAATACTGGGTTTTTGCTGACCAAATCGGGGTTTTAAAAGTGGGCAGAAAGTGGGCAAATGGCCACAAATTTGGCCAAAATCGTCCGAATCCTTCCCCAAAACTCCCCACATTTTTCAAAAAGCCCACATAAAAGTGGCCAAAGCCCATTTTTCAAAACCCAAAAGTGGGCGTGATTTTCACCCACTTTCAAGTCTTGTACGGACGATTTTCAATAATTCCTTCTCTGATAAGGTAAGTGTTTCCGGGCAATCGGCCGGTAAGAATACTGCTTAACGAAGGAGTCCCTTCGAGATTTCCGCAAAGACATTCCGTATCTAGCCGGAGAACTGAGACTCTTTTTTCTTTTGTTTTCGGATACCGACGGTCCAAATCCGAATGCCTCAGCCAAAGCATCTGCCATCTCTTCCAAGAGTCCAATTCTGTCTCCGTAGCCACGAACCTGTTTACTGATCTGCTGCTGAAGCTCTGCAAATTCCTCCATCGCCACCGTACATTTTGTTTTCCATGGGTATTTCTGAAGGCTTCTCCGAATAATCCGCTTCCTCTCTTTTTCGGAAAGTTGGATATTACTTTTTAATCCCTGGATAAATCTATTCCGATTCATGCTGATTTTCCTCCATACAGCGTTTGCAACCATCGTCCGCAGCCCCGAAGCAACCGTGACAATCCTTTTTATGCTCTTTTTTCAGATTCTCCAGAAGTTCATGATACATCTTTCGGCGCATCTCATACTCACAGGAAGCAATCTCAATAAAGTCCTTTTCGCCTTCTTTGAAATATCGGTTAATCTCTACACGTTCGCCATCCGGCTTAATCACATAGAGAATCCCCACAGTATCAAAGTCGCCATTTTTCCGATCCGTAAGAAATTCCTCGCAATACACACGGAATGGCTTGCTCTCCGGAAAATAAGGCATGGTAATCGGGAATTTTTCCTCCATCACTCGATCTATCAATCTACTGTGGTATGATACATCTGGATTGTCCACATTCACTCCGCAGAAACGATTGACATCTCTGTACTTAATGGAGCCGTCGTCATATACATACTTAAAGAGAGAACTCATCCGCCGGCACTGGTAATTCGCAATCTCCCCACGAAGACCGCTTCGGTCAGAAATATCGCTCCAAGCATCTTCTGTGTCCTCAATGAAAGTGAGTGGCTTTCCTTCAATCAGCCTATTAAGATAAACTTTGTCATGCTGATACTAAATCCGCTGTGACCATCTTCACAAAGACTCCGGAATGCCTTTAATACACTTTCATAACAAGCACATCCGTAATCCCATTCTCCTGGCTTCCGATCAGGTGCTTCGTGTTTGCAGGCAATTTCTACTTCTCTTTCCGCCCATAGTTCCATACTGGATTTCTCATGTGAATCAAGATTTTTTGGCCCGGGCAAGTATCCCCGCAACTTTTACCATCACAAAGATAAAGAACGTCAGCCACTCCTTCTTTCAGCGGCCAGATATTTCGGTCATCTATATACTCATTGGCAAATATCTTTCTGGTATCAGAGCCAAAGTTTTTGATGATTTCCGGAAGATTCTCATTGATTGCGTCAAATACCAGTTCTTTCTCTTTGCACCACTCAACGGCCTTTTGGAGCATATCGCCCACACGGCAAGTCCAAAGAATCAATTTATCTCCGTTCTTCTGTCGATCACGAAGATAGTCTATCAACTCTTCATTTGCTTCGCCGATTTCCGGCCATTTGTTCCCACATAAAGTTCCATCAAAATCTACTGCAATGATTTTTACTGATTTAAGATCCATACTCTTTTTCTCCTTTTAAACGCTATATTTTTGATAACGGTAATTCATCCGGCCAAATATACTCAAAATTTGGAATAGGACATAGTCTTGCTTGAAGAGTGAGCAATTCATCAGAAAATTCTAATGCTTTTTGCATTTGCTCATTTTCATCATTTTGTGATAGTTCTGGAAACATTCTATACTTTTGGTATTGTGGTGGAAGAATTTCCATAGTGATGGTCTCCTTTACTTTTATCCCCAGAAAGATCTTCAACGCGTATTATTTCAATATCACCCGGAACAATCTGAGCATCGCAATAAGCAGGTAACACAACAACCTTTCCGTTTTCTATTTGGGAAAGTATGTATCGGCGAATATCATTCAACTCTCTGGAACGACAAAACATATTTACTTTAACTACCAGAATATCCGACATCTCGTTTCCCCCTTCTTATCCTTCTGAACTTGTCCACGCTTTTTATCACCCGGTATTCTTGTTAATGATGCGGTAATAGAATTCGGTCTCTTCAACCAGCATCCAGTCTTTACAATTCAGATAATGAGCAGACAAACATTCTTTTTGCTCTCTGGTTAATTTTTTCGGTTGCTTCATGTGGTTTTCTCCTTGCTAAAGCTGGCCTTCTTTGATTTAGGGAATACCAACTTTTGATAAAGTGCTTTGGCCTCTTCTCCCTGATAGGCATTGATAATTTCGACTTTTCCTTTCTCCTGCTTCCCGACAATCAGAACACCAACGTCTTTTCCGTGGGAAAAATCCCAACTCACAATTACGCTATCTGTTGATTTCATTCGCCATTACCTCCCCAAGCTTATTTTGGATGCGGCTTAAAATATCCTCCACCAATTTTCTCGTATTGGGATGCAGTTTTATATAATTTTTATGCTCTTCGTACCAGGATAAAATTTCCAGCAAATTTCCTTTAAACCAACTAAAGGACCACCAATCGCAAATCATCTCCAGAATATAGCAGTAGGGCATCTCCAAAATGATTTCTCCTTCTTCCGGATCATCGTTAATTAGTACCCAATACTGCCAGTGATGGGGGTTTCGATGAATGTGTAGCAACCAAGCTTTTCGAAAATCCTCAACTACTGCATAAGAGCGATTTCCTCCATAAAAGTAAATATCATAGGGGCCGTATTCATCAGGCTCCGTTTTGGATTGGTCATGTGCAAATACAATATTATGCTCCGCACCGCTGGCTTCCGTGATCTCAGGGAGATTTTTCTGTAACCAACGAAATCCTGCTTCAACGTTAGATTTATGCTGCGCTAAATATCGATCGTATTGGTAGCTCATTTTTTTGTTTCCTCCCACATTACAGGTTTGTGAGAATTGAGATTATACCCATAGTCCAAACACTCATTACATGGATCGAATTTCTCTCCCAATTCTTTATGTTTACAGGTTTTGCAATACTTTTTAAAATCTACTTCCAAATACTCTTCGTTCATAATCTTTTCACCTACCTAAGATGCTTTTTTCGACGAAGTATTTCCAGACCATTTCACAAACTTCGTCTCATTGAAATCTTTCTTATCCTTCAAAGACCTGCTAATCCCCAAATCGATTCCGCTTCGAGATTTCAAATGATAGTAATACAAATCCTTGAACGGCGTATTTAGC